ATGCCGTCATCAAGTACGGGCTCAACACCAATCGCGACGCGCTGCTGTTCTCGCACTGGCATCTGCGGGACAACGCCTGGGCCGAGAACGGCGAAGGCCGGATCGACGCCAACCATAGGAACTGGGCTCCCACCGCGCGGCAGTTGAAGCACCACTTCCCCAAGACCATCAGCAAGGATGTGCAGGACGCCTGCGAGAAGGATCCCGAGAAGCCCTTCCGCTGCCGCCACGTCGTGCTGCCGACCCGGCTTTACGACTACAAGAGCCCGCGCGGGAAACGGTTTCCGTACGTCTCGCTCTACGTGGAGATCGAGAGCGAGACCGTGCTCGACGAGATCGGGCTCAACTACTTCCCCTATGTGATCCCGCGCTGGCAGCGCGTGCCGGGCTCGGTATTCGGCTCCTCGATGGCAACGGACGTGCTGCTGCCCGATGGCCGTACCTTGCAGGTGATCATGCGCACGCTCAGGGAAGCGGGCGAGATGCACGTCAATCCGCCGATGGTGGCGGTCGGCGATGCCATCCGTGGTGACATCGCGCTCTATCCGGGCGGCGTAACCACGGCCGACATCGAGTACGACGAGCGGCTGGGCGAGGTGCTGCGGCCCGTGACGCGCGACCGTGGCGGCTTCCCGATCGGCATGGAACTGGCCGAGGCACTGAAGCAGGACATCCGTTCCGGCTTCTTCCTCGACAAGATCCAGCTACCCGAGACTTCCAAGGCCATGACGGCGACCGAGGTGCGCCGGCGCATCCAGGAGCACATTCGCGCGGCGGCGCCGATCTCCAAGCCGATCCAGCGCGAATACAATTACCCCTTGTGCGACGGCGTGTTCGAGTTGCTGCGCGCCGAGGGCGTATTCGAGGCGATGTTCCAGCAGATGCCGCCGACGCTGGCGGACAAGGAACTGAAGTTCAAGTTCCGCTCGCCGCTGGACGAACTGGCCGAGCAGAACGAGTCCGAGCTCTACCTCGACAACCGTGATCGTATCCTGGTGCCAGCCATGCAGATCGATCCATCTCTTCGCGAGATCGTCGACCTGCAGAAGGCCACCCGCGACGCACTGCGCTCGGCCGGCTGGAAAGCCAAGTGGTTCAAGCCGGAAGAGGCGGTCGACCAAGCCCGCGAAGCGCAGGCCCAGCAGCAGCAGGCGCAGCAGGTCATGGAAGACCTGCACAGCGCCGGCCAGGTGGCGGAGCAGGGCGGCAAGGGCATCGACGCCATGGTCAAGGCGACCACGCAGCAGCCGGTGCCGGTTAACGGGCGAGGTCAATAGTGGCCGACGACCTCGACTACTCCAACGAATACAACACGCCGCTGCCCCCGCGCGATGAAGAGCGCTTCCAGGAGTGGGTGAAGGCGCAGTCGGAGAAGACGGGACGCCGCGTCGACAATGACCTCTACGACTACGATCTGCGCGGCTACTGGCAGAAGAACAAGGATGCCGATCTGAGCGATGCGCACCTGACCGACCGCTACAAGAAACCCAATCACCCGACGTTCTCGAGCGAGAGCCGCTTCCACGGCGAGGATGGCCTCGAGGGCGGCGAATGGGCCAAGAACCCGGATGGATCGTGGCGGTTCACGCCCGGCGCCACCAATCTCGAAATGCACGGTCCCAACCGATTGCGTCGCTACTTCGATCGCGTCGAGCCGGGCAACACCATCATCTTGCCGAACGGGACCATCGTCGATCAATGAGCAAGGCCAAGCGCGAAGTGTGGATGCCGGCCCGCTACGAGGTGGCCGACATTCGCGCCATCCAAGCGCTCGCGATGTACGCCATGGGGGCGGAGCGCCCATGGGAACCGGGCCAGGAACCGCCCGTGCCGAGCGCCGCCGACGTAAAGCGGGCGCTCGACTGGATCATCAATTCAGCCGCTCAGATCTCGGATAATGGGTTCTCCCCAACCGACACGAACGGGCGTATCGCAGCCTACATCGACGGCCGCCAGTCGGTCGGACAACAGATCGTCAAACTGATGCGGCTGAAGCCCGCCCTGTTTGAAGAAAGCAGCAAGGAGAGCGAATGACGGACGCAACCGATGACCTCGCCACCACGGACGAAACGGTCGACACGACGGCAGGCGATGGCGGTGCAGCCGCGGGTGGCGCGCAAGGTGGCGCCGCAGGCGCGGGAGGCGCGGCGGGCAAAGATGGCGCTGCCAAAGGCGCCGAAGGCGACAAAGGCTCTCAGTCCGCTGGAGCGGGCAAGGGGACCATTGCTTCCGGCGGGGATGTAAAGGACGGCGACGGCAAGGACGACAAAGGCACCAAGGCCTACTGGCCGACCGATTGGCGTGAGAAGGCCGCCGAGCACATCGCCGCCGGCGACAAGAAGGCCTACGACCGCGAACTGAAGCGCCTCCAGCGCATCACCGATCCGGCCGGGCTTTACGGCGCCTACCGCGAACTTGACAACCGCCTCAACGGGGGCGGCCTGATCAAAGTGCCGGGCAAGGACGCCAAGCCCGAGGAGATCGCCAACTTCCACAAGGCTCTTGGGGTTCCCGAGAAAGCCGAGGACTACCTCAAAGATTTGAAGCTCGAGAACGGCGCCGTCATCGGCGATGCCGACAAACCGATGGTCGCGGGCTTCACCGAGGCGCTGCACAAGTCGGGCGCACCGCCAGCCGCCGTGCAGGCCGCCATCAACTGGTACTACAAGCAGCAGGAAGACGCGGCTGCGGCGATTGATCAGGCCGACGACGATTTCCAGCGGGAGAGCCAAGCGGCTCTCAAAGAGGAATGGGGGCCCGCACTCAAGCGCGAACTGGCCGGCATCAAGACCCTGTTCAAGGCAGCGCCGGGCGGGGCAGACGACAAGAACCCCAAGAGCCTTTACGCCCGCCTCGTCAGCGGACGCACAGCCGATGGGAAGATCATCGGCAATGATCCCGATATGCTGCGCTGGCTGGTGTCGCTCGTGACCCCGGCCGAGAAGAATGTTGAAGAGGGTATCCAGAACGGCATGACGCTCGAAGCCGAGAAGGAAAAGATCGAGCAGATCATGCGCACCGATCGACCGCTCTACAACAAGCAATACGCCGCGCGGTATGGCGAGATTCTCGCCAAGCTCGGCAGAGTTCAGGCCCACTAACGGGCCTGATGTTTGGTGGTTAGCCCTGGTCAACCCGGTTCGCCGGCGCCAGGGCATCCATCATCCCCACTCCGGGTAAGTCCCGGAACCCACCGTTCGTGAAGCGCTCGTGGATGCGCCGATGGCGCCCGTCTCTTCGGAGATGGGTCAACCCGGAGACGCATCGGAACGGGTCAACCAGAACGCAACGGCATCCCCACCTCACTAGGAGATGCCAAAATGGCAGAGTCAGCACCACAGGTTCAGTAGATTTGCTGAGAAGTGGCACTGAATAACGGGAAGGCGGGCCTCGCCCGATGACCCGATGGAAGGTATCTTGGCTCACAACAATCGGAAGCCGAGATGAAAGAGACTCTGGTCAAGTACCTCGCCGGCCTGCTGGACGCAGATGGTTCGCTATCTCTGTCGTTCCGCAAGTACGAGAAGGCCGACGATGTGTTCCACCTGGGACTATCCCTCCACCTCGCCTCATCAGATGCGGTCGATGGTCGAGGGTTCGTCGATGGCTTGCCCACCGAGACCGGAATGGGCGGTGTGCATCGCTACGGCAAGAAACAGCAGTTCAAGACTTGGACCGTCAACAAGCGGGCCGACCTCGAAATGCTCTTGCCGCGGCTGATCAAGCACATGGTCATCAAGGGGAAGCACTGGCAGTGGTTGCTCAACATATGGCGCGAACAACGTGGCGCCTGGCATTCCGCAGAGATGCGGGAGCAGTTGACCGCTGACAGCAAAGAGTCGCGCGTGAAGAATGCCGGACCAGTGAAGCCGAAGAACCATCCGACCTGGGCATGGCTCGCAGGCTATCTGGATGGCGATGGATGGTATCGTCTGAAGTACCAGAAACCGCCGCACAACTACTGGCAGATTCACGTCGGCGCAGTCGCCCACAACAATGACATTGCCGTTCTGGAGTTCCTTCAGAAGGCATTCGGTGGCCAAGTGTTCAATCAGGGCCAATCGCCGAACGTCAGTGTGTGGCGGCGGCACATGGGCGCCAAGGATGCGAGCTTCGCGCTTCGTTTCCTGCCCAATGTCGCCAAGCACTCGCGCCTCAAGCGGCACAAGATCGACCAGATCATCTCGCACCACCAGCAACGACTGAGTGTGCCACGCGTGAGCAAGAGGAATTTCTGCCCCATCGACAACTGCGGAAAGCCTGCCGTCGGCCACAAGATGTGCCGCCTGCATTACCTCCGCTGGTATCGACATGGCGATCCTCGCCACGTAAGCGACAGTCTAAACGCATCATGATGCGTTCGATCGTCAGGAACTCGTAGCCGAGTTCGAGGAAGGCATGTCTTGGCTGCGCCAGACCACGGTCACCGAGGCCGTGATCAAGGGCAACCAGGCGGTCTTCAACGTCGCCGGTTCCGGCGGCGCGGCTGCCGTCACCCGCGGAATCAACGGTCTGATCCCCGCGCGTGCCGACAACAACACCCAGAACACCGCGACACTGGTCGAGTGGCACGACCTCGTCAGGAAGACGCGTTTCAACATCTTCCAGTCGCAGGGCGACCAGCGCGGTCTGATGCAGACCACGACCCGCAAGGTTCTCAATCGCCGCATCGACGCCGACATCATCGGTCAGCTCGACACGGCGACCAACAACCTGGGTGGCGCCACCACCTTCGGTCTCGGCATCGCTGCCAAAGCCGTCACCACGCTGGGTGAGGCCGAGGTGCCGGTCGAGGAGGTCGACAAGATGTGGGCCGTCGCTTCGCCGGCGGTTCGCGGCTACATCATGCAGCTCCCCGAGGCAACGAAGATCGACTACGTCGACATGAAGATGCTGGTTGGCCCCACCCGCCGCGTCATGCGTTGGGCCGGGTTCAACTGGATCTTCCACCCGAACCTGACCGGCGTCGGCACCGCGAGTGAGAAGTGTTACTTCTACCATCGCGATGCCATCGGGTCCGCGTTCGACTCCGGCGAGGGCCTGAATACGGCCATTGGGTACAACGACGAACAGGATTACAGCTACGCGAGAGCGTCGTCGTTCACCGGGGCGAAGATGTTGCAGCAGAGCGGTATGGTGCAGTTCCTGCACGATGCGTCCGCCATCTGATCGGTGATCTGATCTAAATCGAGAGGAGAACTGACAGATGTCGAGCTTCGTCAAGAACAACCTGGCCCTCGTCAGCCAGGGCATCACCGGCCACAAGACCTGGGACTACTACGACACCGGGTCGATCACCGACATCCAGGACGTCGCGGGTTACTTCGGCCCGGCCGGCGATATGGGTGTCGACAGCGGGGACTTCATCGTGGTCCACGCCAACAACGGCTACACCAACCGCATCGTGTACGGCGGTGGGTTTGCACCGGTCCAGGATACCGGCGCCACGCAGGGCACGGTTGGTCCGCTCACCGTCATCGGCGACACCAACTAGTCCCGCGTCGGTCACCAGCGTTGGGGCGGCTCCATCCGGGGCCGCCCTTCCTCCAACACAGGGAAATCTGAATGTCCGTTGCCACCGCCAAAGCCCCCGTCGCACCGACGCCAATGCGCGCCAAGAAGCTGCAGCAGGACCGCAGCCGCAAGATCAACAACTTCCAGGCGCTGGGCTACGGCAACACCGAGATCGGCACCTCGACCGCGCCAGCCGGCACGACGCTGGCCGAGATCATGACGCCGGACACGTGGTCCAACATCGCCGTGCGCCTCGCCGAGGACGCGCTCAAGACTACCAAGGACCGCATCGGCACCGTCATCATGCTGGACACCGAGGACGGTTCGCTGTTCGCCTGGCTGCGCATC